TCCGCATTTCGTACGTGTCACGACCATACAGGAACCATTCTGATAACGCAGAAGACATTGTAGAACAAGCTACGTCTTCTTTTGTTTCAGTTTTGGACCTCATATTGCAATGTAAGCTTTTGAAAATGGATGTCTCATCCAGAATCCCCATATAATGACAAAGTTCGTCATCATATCGGGGACGTCTCTTCAAAAAGTCTAATTCATCACAATTGTAAAATGTCTCAACATCTGCATCCTTACATGGGTTCGTGACAACCATGTCATATCTTTCAGCCCACGCAACAAAATGGTGGTTATTGAAATCAATTTTATTTGATACAGATCCGGCATAATCATCACCATACGTTATTAATGACACGTAATCTTCGAATTCCATATCCGAATTCTCAAACTTATCATAAAACGCAGAGCGATGTAGAAGACTATTCACAATAGAATTAATGTATGCAGTCAAATTCTGTCCCGAGGGATTTGAACCAATGAACTGCAACAATGTTCCATTATATGCTGTCAAAGCACATGCCACTTCAGTGGCAAGCACTTTCATAACAGCAATATCTTCATGTGAATAATTTTCTGGAAACTCTTCGGCCAATTCAATCAGTACCTGGAAAGCAGCATAAATAAGTTGTGCTGGCATACGCAAATCATATTTGCTGTAATCACCGGCATACCCTCTGCCACTACCTTGTTTTCTGATATGTCGAAACAACTGATCCATTTCCGGACCATGTGCGTTAATTCCTACTGCGCATTCTGACTTCAAAGGATGTAAGGACATGAATCTTGCAAGAGGCAAGAAAAATTTCCTCATTCCCAACTGTAAAGTCATATTTGCAGCTTGAAACACACGCACTTTGTCTTTCGACAGCTTGGTCGGTTCATCCTTCAGAGAGGCTTTAAAAGGCAAATTACCTCTTTCGCCACGTCGTGCTTTCATTTCAAATTTCTGGAATTCCTCCCAGTGTTCATCAGTGAAAGTACGTGGACAGGTATGCTCCTCTGTAGGTTCAAGAAATAAAACGTCTTGTGATTTGGGTCCACTCAAAGGAAATCCTCGTGAAGTTGACATATTCATTTGGTCAATGAAACGCTTTCCGTCTCTGCCGGAAACAATCTCAACCCGTGTTAAAGGTCTAATTTCATTGGCATACCACGATCTATGTCGCTTCAATTCTTTCTTAAGTGGACGTAGATAATTCTCCATTGCTCTTCTG